CTGCCGTTATCCTGTCGGTGACGAGCGTCCCGTCCTCGTATATCCTCGTGTGCGCTCCCTTCAGGTCGTCCTCCTCCGCCGACGCGCTCCCGGCGAACACCATCAGTTTTCCGTGCGCCCCATCCTTCCCGAGATCCGACCCGTTGAGACCGGCCGTGACCGCCCCGCTCCCGATGTCGGTGACGGCGACCATATTCGTCAGCACGAGGCCGCCGGCTATGGTGGTGGATCCGTCCATGAACACTCCTTTCAGGAACTCGTAGTCGCTGACCGGGGCGTTGGAAAGGATGTCGTTCTGCGCCTCGAAGTACGAGCGCATCAGGGAGTACACCGTCTCCCTGAACGTGGGGGTCGTGACCTCCATCGCGGTGTCCGTGTCCGCCCACAGGGCGCACGCGCCCGAAAGGTAGGTGGACAGCGCCGCCGCCTTTGACGTGAGGCCGGCTGCCTTGGCTGTGAGTCCGTGCAGGACAGCCTCGGCGTGCGCGGCGTGGTACGTGCCGGATCCGGAGAGGATGACCCCTCCGCCCTCCGACAGCACCCTGTAATATCCGCTGTCGGTGCCCGCGTCGCCGCCGCCGTCCTTCAGGTAGATGATCTGGAGCGTGTGCGTCCCGGCCGTGAGGCTGTACGTCTTAGTGACCTTATTGGCGATTCCTTGCTTCCCCTTGGTCGTCACGTCCGCCAGCGTGTCGGCGTTGGCCTTGGTGAGCTCCGTGGCCTCGTCCATCGCCGCCGCCACAAGGTAGTCGTACCGGCTCTCAGCGTCCGAGCAGAACTCCACGACCACATCGCACGCGGACCCCACGGAAAAGGTCAGCCTCGTGACCGTGTACCCGTTGGCCGTCCCCGCGATCATCGACCTGTACCATCCCGCGAAGTCGGACAGCGCCGGTGTGGCCTCCGCCATCGCCGCCGTCACAACCTGCCAGTCGGCGCCGGAGACCGCCTCCCTCGACACCGAGCCGGGGTTCGGCTTTATGACTCCCCTGATGCTGGATATGGCCTGCATCGTCTCCCTTACCGAACGCTTCTCGACAAGTGCGAAGACGGTGTCGCTCCCGAGCTTCGAGACGGCCGATGACGCGGAGTCCGCAGCCGCCTTGGCGGCGTCCGCCTTGGAGACCGCGCCGCTTATGTCGCCCTCAAGGTCGCTGACGTTCCGCTCCGTGCCGCCGCTCCCGAGGAACTTGATGTTTCCGCCTATCACCCCGTTCACAAGGTCGAAGTAGGTCCCCCCGTCGTTGCTGACTATCCTGTTGACCGTCATCCTGCCCGGGCTTATCTCGGTGAACCCGTACATCGGGGCGAACGACCTTCCGCCCTTGTACTCGGAGTTCATGATGCCGACAAGGAAGTTGTACGCCCCGTCCCCCGCGTTCATTTTCATCGCCTTCTTTGACAGCGCAAATGATGCCGTGCCGTTTGCGGCAGCCTTGATATAGAGGTAGTAATACGAGTCCGCTTCAAGGGCGTTCCCGTCCGAGTCAGTTGTCAGCGTTGCCGCCTGCACCGTCCACCTGCTCCCCTCCGTGCCGTCAGCCCTGACCTCCGTCACGCCGACCGTCCTGTGGAGGATGTACGACAGGCCGCACTCCAGCCTCTTCGCCGAAGCGTTCCACACGAGCGGCGGGTCGATCTCCGTGTCGGATGTCAGGCTATCCGTGAACCAGTACTGGAGGCTGTCGTCCCCTACAACGGCCTGCATGGTCTGCACCGTTATGGGCTTTATGCTCTCGTCGAAATTGACATCAAAAGAATCCAGGGCCTCCCTGAGCGCGTCCGTGGTCTCCTTCACATCCCTGTAACGCCTTCTGGTGTAGTTCATCCCGCCGTACACGTCACCCTGCGTGGTAACGACATCGCCCCTGACCTCCCTGATGGATGACACGACCCCGCCCCTCGTAGGCTCGTTCGACAGCGTTATCTCCGGACTGTAGGGCCTGTTGACGAACTGCGTCACGGCAGTGATCCTGACGCTGAACGCCTCGGGGCTGAACCTCTCGTCAGTGAACGATATGTATCCTCCAGGGACTATGTTGCCACCGATGGAGTCCCATCTCGACCTGCTCCAGATGCCGTCCATCTTGCCGCTGATGCTGAACCTCGGACGGCAGGAGTCCCAGAGGTAGGCCACCGCCTTGCGCAGCACGTCCCACTCCGCGCCGGTGTGCGTGTCGGGGTCGTTTATGTACGACTGCGGCAGCGAGCAGTGGAAGACGATGTACTTGTCCCCTTGAGCCGGGGCGAACGAGGCGGACGGCATGTCCACCTCGTCGATCGTCGCCGGGACGATCGCGAAGCGGTTCACGACAACATCCGCCTTCCTTTTTGTGAAAGCCACATCGAACTCCCTCCCCGCCAGCGCGCCGGTCTGGAAGATGACCGTCATCGTCTCCGACGTGGCGCACTCGGCATAGTCGAGGGTCAACGGGATAGCGTTGTCCACGAAGTCGTAAAGATTCTTCTTGGCATCTACCACGATGGCCTCGGAGACCGTGCCGACCCTTTTCGGATATATCTCTGAGCAGTCAAGAGCCCCGTCGCACTCTGATGTCGCCCCCACGAGCGACACGCTCGCGCCGTCAGAGTCGGTGGTGAACGCCTTGGCCTTGGACTGGCTGTATCCGCCCTCCCAACTGAATTTCTCCCCGTCGTAGCCCACGGTCACGCCCTTGGGCATCATCAGGGTCTTGGACCCGTAGGAAGAGAACACGATGTTCCTGTCACCTCCCTGCACGAAGAGCCTCGAAAGAGGTATCTCGTCGTTGTAGTTCCTGCGTTCCACGCCCGGAAGGAAGCCGTTGCCCCTGCCGTAGGACATCGACACCGGGGTGGCCTTCCCGTGCTCCACCTTGCCGAGGACGATCTTCTTTCCTGTGATCTCCCATTCGGTCTCGAACCCGTCAGCTATGAGCTGCAGGGCCTCCTTGCAGTTCCCGAAGTCGTACCCGACTGTCTTCTCCAATGACGTGTCCACGGTGGACTCGTAAGACCATCCGCTCCGTTTCCCGTTCAGGCATCTCACCAGGAGGTCAAGGTGCGTCGCCGCCGGGCCTGTCACGAAGAACTTCAGCCGCCTGTCGTCCGGGTTCTGGTAGATGGCCGTCTGGAGCAGTCCGGCGTAGGTCTCCATCGTCAGGGTGTACTCCCAGTTCCTTGTGTGCCGGAGCGTCAGAGACTCCGGCTTCAGGAGGTAGTACGTCACGTTCTGGAAGACGCAGTACGAGCCAACCGGAATCTCGACGAAGGATGTCAGGGCGAAGTACAGGGTGAGGTCGTCCCTCCCCATTATCTCACGGTAGGCGTAGCTTCCGTCGTCAACCTCTATGTCAAGCAGGACGGCGCCCGCTGAATTATAGATCTTCATCGTCTGTCGTCATTAAAGAGTCCCCCGCGCCTCCCGGCGGGGAGGACAGAAACAAAAAACCTAATACTAAGAGTAACAACGGCCCCGATTATGGCCGGGGCGCGGTCAAGTGGTTGTTTCCAAAATGGAAATAGTCATAAACAATCTTGTACTACAACTTGTAGTATAGGACTTATCCGGCTATAATCCGGCTATAAATCGGCTATACTCACCGCCTCACGCCTCCGAGCCTGTCAGCCCACCTCTCCGTCCAGAAGTGGGTGTAAGGCTTGTACTTTTTCCTTACGCAAAGGTCGTAGTGGACGGCTGCGTGGCAGAGTGACTGCAAGCCTATCAGCGGAAGGTACAAAGGCCCGAGCATCCTCGACTGCCTGACGTGGCCGAACTCGTGATCCACTGTGTCGTGGCCCGCGAACCAGTTCAGCACTACGTACTCGCCGAGAGCCAAGGCCTTCCCGATCCCGATCGAGGATGTCCTCAGATACCTGACCCCGCGGATGAGCTGACGGCTTGACTTCCCATGAGCCTTCCTCTCGTAATACATCCACACCGCCTGCCCGGCGATGTTCTGCGGCAGCTGCCACGCCCACAGAAGAACGTAGGCTGCTTTCTTTAGTAAATCTTTCATAATACGTCTATATTTTTAATTGTTAACAACCGACAACTTACAGAGCCTTGTACTCGCTTGTCGCGTCGAAGCACGGGCACGCCTTCCTGGCGAAGTCCCTGTGACCTCTTATCTCCGCGTTCGGGTACCTCGCCTTCAGATCCTTCAGAAGCTTCGTGAGAGCCTCCCTCTGCGCGAGCGTCCTCGTGTCCTTGGCCTTTCCGGACTTGTCGAGACCTCCCACGTAGCACACGCCTATGCTGTCCGCGTTGCGTCCCAGACAGTGAGCCCCGATCTCGTTCTCCGGCCTCCCGGCGTGCACCGTGCCGTCAAGGTAGACGACATAATGGTAGCCTATCGTCCGGAAGCCCCGCTCCTTGTGCCACCTCGTTATCTCCTCGTTCGTCACCCACCTGCCCTCCGGTGTGGCGGTGCAGTGCACTATGATGTAGTTAATCTTCCTTGCCATCGACCTTGACCTCCTCTTTGTTTTCGGATTCCTCCGCTTTGTTTATCGTTATCGCCCCCTCGATGTTCGCGCCCGTCCTCGCCTCGACCACGGCCTCGATGACCTTCGCCGCGTCAACCTTGACCTTCGCCTTGTGGCCGAACTTCCAGAAGTACCAGTTCTGCGCTATGCTTATGAGCTCCACGCCTATGACGACAAGCATCAGCCCCGTCTCGATGATGGTGTAGCCCGTGGCCACGGCCAGCGAGGACGCGAGCACCACCCAGCAGAAGTACTCCACGGCCTTGCCTATCGTGCGCCTTATGGCGCGGCTAATCCTGATGCGGTCGCCCTTGCGCCTGGCGGCCCTGATGCCGAACACGAGGTCTATCAGGATGACCACCGCGGCTATGATGAGGTAAGGCAGCATACGCTCGAAAGACTGCTGGAAAAACAACAACAACGCGGCCGATATGCCCGTGCCGACCACGACACTCCCCGTGGAGGCCTCGTCCGAGAGGATGTGGGCGTTGAAACTGTCCATCACCTTCCCCTCCTGAACCTTACGACCCAGCGGACGAACAGCGCCGCAAGCGCCGCGGCCACAAGGCCGAACACCGTCCAGCCGAGCGGGGTCGTTATCAGATCCCTGCCGTTCAGATAGTGCATCCCCCAGCCGGCCACCGCTCCGAGATGGACGAACACGCATCCGAGCATCGAGGCGAGGAAGTCTCTCCAGTCCGGCGCCGCGTCGTTCATCTCCTTTGCCCACGCCAGAAGCCCCACGAGGATGTAGCCGATCAGTGGACACATCAGCACCGTCCCCCAGGAGCACTCCAGGACGTTGCCGTCCGGCAGGGAGAAAAGAAGCGCGAGGGTCATGAAGGCGCACACAGCGGCGCCGACCCCGAAGTGGGCTATTCTGTCAAGCCCGATCCTTTCGATTAGATTCCTTTTCATTTTTGTCTTTTTTTTTAAGGTTGAACATCCGTTTCATTATCCTCCGGGGCGTCGAACTCCTCGAAATCCTCCGGGGTGTCCATCCTCGGCTCTATCCGCCCTCCATTTTCATAGTAGTTGTAACCCAGATAGACGGTCTTGCCGTAAACTGTCTTGTCCGACCTTCGCCTGAGGAGCTTCCCCTCGGCTGCCTCGATTACCGTAGTGGTGATTTGTCTTGTCTCCATGTTATATGATTATTTCTTGCTATTCCGAGAACCCGCTGAGCGGCTGTATCTTGCCCGCATAGCTGATCCAGTTGGTCGCAGCCTTGTACGCCTCCACTGCCTCGTCCGGTACATAAATAGCTGTCAGGTTGCCGCAGCCTTTCAGTGCATCGGATGCAAGTGTCGGCGGAGTGGCAGCCTTCACGACCAGGCGCGCCAGGGTGGCGCAGTTGAGAAACGCTGACGAGTCTATTTTAGTGACGGTGTCGCCGATGACGGCAAGTGACAAGGCCGTGCAGCCGTTGAATGTAAAAGAGCCTATCTCCTTGATGTCTGTCAGCTCCACCCTCGCGAGTTCTACGCAACTGGAGAACGCACCTCCTCCGGTAGTCCTCGTGGTCTTATTCGCCTTGCAGAACAGCGACGTTATCCCTGTATACGCGAAGGCGTCGTGTGGTATCTCCTGTGCGATGATGTTTAGTTTTCCTGTTAATCTGCGGCAATACATAAAGACGGCGGCTGTCGGCGCAAAGTTGTTGACATTGACAGAAAAGACCGCACAGGCACAGTTCTGGAAAGCGTAAGCCCCGATGCTTGTGACACTCGCCGGGATGACAATTCTCTGAAGACCGCAGCAGCCTTGGAAGGCGTAAGCCCCGATGCTTGTGACACCTTCAGGGATGCTGATGCTCTGAAGACTGTAGCAGCTCTGGAAAGCGGAAGCCCCGATGCTCGTTACACTCGCCGGGATGACAATACTCTTAAGACTGCCGCAGTTCTGGAAAGCGTAAGCCCCGATGCTTGTGACACCTTCAGGGATGCTGATGCTCTGAAGACTGTAGCAGCTCTGGAAAGCGTAAGCCCCGATGCTCGTTACACTCGCCGGGATGACAATTCTCTGAAGACTGTAGCAGTTCTGGAAAGCGGAATCCCCGATGCTTGTGAGACCTTCAGGGATGACGATACTTTGAAGACTGTAGCTATAACCAAGCATGTTAGCCGGTATTGCCGTAAGGGTCTCCGGCAACCTCACGTAACGCAATTCAGCCATAGCGCTCACTTTATTCATCGAGAAGTTTTTAACCCCGTCAGGCAAGGCGAGAGACAGCAGCGTCAGGCAATGATAGAAAGGTTTTCCATCAAATTCTTTGACCGTATCAGGAATGACAATTGATCTCAGGTTGAACATTTGTCTTGCCACTGAGCCACACGATGCCACCTTGTCTCCGACGATGACCTCTATGACGCAAGGATTACCATCAATCTCTATCGAACCCAGTCTGTGATTTCCCTCGGACGAGACCTTGACCCATCCGTCGAACCCCTCCGCGTAGTCGTGTCGGAAGTCTATGTATCTGCTTCTGTCGGTAGCCGTGTCAGATGATCCGTCACCCCAGTCTATAATTACAGGCGAGGCGGTGTCACATCGGATTAGCAGGTTCATCCTGTCGTTGGCGTTGGCCTTGACCCTATACCAGGAGTTCCCGTCCGCCGACTTGTAGAGCGCGAACACGTCCGTGTCCTTGGTGATGTTGTCATACGCGTTCAGCCACTTGACGAACTGGCACTTCTCCCTCGTGGGATTGGCCGGGGGCGTGGCCGAGCCACCGTCAGCGACAAACTGCGTCTTGAGAATAGCGCCGTCAACGTCTATGAACTTCACCGTGTGCGTGCCTTCAGGCTGTCCGCCTGCGGTCTCGATGGCCGCTATCCTCTCCGGGAAGTCCTGCGGGTTGATGAGCGAGGCCGAGTTGGTCTTCTCCCTGATTGCGACCGCCACGTCCCTCAGGAGGTCGGTGAGGTTGTCATTTCTTGCCATAATCCTAAATCTCCGTGTTTATGGCGGCCACCACCGCCTTGTTTATCATCTCCGTGACCTCTGCCGTCTTTGCGTATTGAGCGAGGGCCGCGGCAGCCTGCGTCTTGGTCTCGAACTTCTCGTCCGTCTCCCCCTTCGAGTACATCCCCAGCTCCTCAGGGGTCCTGTTCCCCTCCAGCACCACGCCGTTGATCGATGGCTTGCCGGTCAGGGAAGGATAGTCCGTCGCTCCGGTGCCGCCTATCCTCACCGTCCTCGTCCGCACGTCGACGGTGATGTTAAGGCCGTCGCCAGTCTCCCCCTCTGCGGTGGACTCAACTGTAGCCTCTCCGCTGGACTCGACGACCTCGATGAGCGACCTCTCGAACGCCCTGCACCTTCCATCAGCGTCGCGGAAGGTGATCTCCACGCCGTACACGCCCTTCCCGAGACTCCCCGCAGGGAAGAAGGCGGACGCCCTCGAACCCGTGGCGGTCGTGTCCCTTCCCGGCACCTTGCTGAACGTGCCGACAAGCCTCAAGGCCACATCGGTGGCACCGGACAGGTCCAGGGGCTTGTAAACGCCGCTGTCCCTGTCGTAGACCGAAACGAGCGCCTCGACCGTCAGGTCGTTGCCCTCCACCACCCGGACATCCGGGGCGTCTCCGCATTTCGTTCCGCATCCGCAGCTTGAATATACATCAGCCATATCCGTATCTTTTTTTTCGTTAATATCCAGTTATCACAAGGTTGACCGAGAACTCGCACCACAGGCCGCCCGTGGCCGAATAGAACCTCTCCACCGAACAGGATGAATAATAACATCTGAACGACCTTTCAAGGGCGGCCACCGTGACCGTCCTGCCCTCCGGCCTCGTGAGGTCGTAGAGGAGCGCCCTCCAGTTTTTGGCGAAGGCCGCCGCTGTCATCCTGCTCATAAAGCACTTCACCGTGACGCTCCTCGACCTTTTCCTCATCGCCGGGTTGTCGTAGGACGGGCCTTTCTCGACCGTGAGTCCTCCGCCCGTCACGCCGTCCGTTATCAGCCCGTCCCTTGTCGCGATGTCCCTTGTCAGCGGCGTCTTGGACTCCGCCGCCTGGCGGAACGAGTCCACCGTACCCTGAAGGACACGCACGCCGTAGGCCGAGAGGTCGCGCCCGTCGATGGTGATTCCGCACGCCGGGACTGACGTTGACGCCAGTCCGTTCCTCGTGAAGCCCCAGAGGGGGAAGTCGTCCGCCATCGTGACTGAGGCCGTGCCGACCTCGCCGCCCACCGTGCTTACGCTCCCGCAGGAGACATAGCGCAGCCTGTACGTGATTCCAAGGTCGGGGGAGTAGACCTCGTGGAACGTCTTCGACCCGAGCATGGCGAGGAACCCGAGGATGTCGTTGCCCCTGACAAGCGACAGCGGGATCTCCACATCCCTTGACGCCAGCCTCGGGGCCGAGAGGTCAGCCTCCAGCCCGTCCTCCTCGAACCAGTCGTTCGACTCCACCTCCTTCAGGGAAGGCCACCGCACCAGAGAGGCGAGGCCGCCGTCTGACACGACCACCCCGTACTTCGTGAATATGTCCTCACCGTCTATCGTGAGCGTCCCGTTCTTCGCCATATATCCCGATTTCTCTTTTGTTCTCAATCAACCGGGTCACAGCGCCTTCACGCCGTGGTCCCTTATGTCCCTCGCTATCTTCTCTATCGCCTCCAGCCTCGCCGTGTTGTCCCTGATGCCGGAGAGGTGCTCCAGCATCGAGGCCGAGTGCCGCACCAGCGCCGCCGTGTTCTCCTGTATGTTGTACGTGTAGCCCTGAATGACCGTCGCCCTGCCGTTCAGCTCGTCCACGCTGTCCTGCGAGGCCGTGGCTATGCCCTTGGAAAGCCCCTCCCTCTCGGAGTCGCTCCCGAACAGGCCGCTGTCCCTGCCTATGCCGAGGATGGCGTTGTAGCTGTCCTGCCTGGAGAGCGCGTCCTCCTGCACCTTGCGGACCCTCTCCGTGAGGAGGCGTATCCTCTCCTCGTCCGTGAGTCCCCGGTCGCCCATGATCGCCTCCATGTCCTCCTGCGCCTGGTCGAACATCTTCGAGAACACGGCGTTGTAGGCTATCTGCTGTATCATGTTCTCC